TTATTTAAAAATATTAGCAACTGCATTTGATGCTGCTGCTTTCATTTCATCGTTATAATGCACATACGTTTTCATCACCATTTGTGGTGTATCACCTAGTAGTGATGATACAGTTTTCATATCTAGTCCATTTGCTAATAGCTTTGTAGCATAGGTATGTCTAAGGTTATGAGCAGATAGGTTATCTCCAAAGCGTTTTAAGTAAGTGTTTATTTGCCATTTAACACCATTCTTTTTGTATGGGTTCAATACGAGGTTGTTTTCAAACTCTAACTCATGTGATTTGTACTCTATAAGTATATTCTCCAGTATAGGTGGAATTGGCAAAATTCGCACCGAATTGGCGGTTTTAGTTTTCTCAAAGGTGATTGCACCTTTGACATATGAAAGTTGCTTATTGACGTGAATTTGGCGATTTTCTAGGTTAATATCATTCCATGTTAGTCCGTAGACTTCACTAAACCTCATGCCAGTATATCTAGCTATCTGTAAGAAGTAATAGGCTTGTGGATATTTCTCACGCATATGCTTTGCGAACTGGTTTAAATCTTCATCCGATATTGTATGGATCATATTCTTACGTTCCATACGTGGCAGTCTAACACCAGTACATGGGTTATCTGAAATTATCTTGTATGGGTTTATTGCAATGTAGAATATCCGACTAACTACTTTATAATACGTTGTAATTGTAGTAGGTGATGAAACCATCTTGTTTACTACGTTCTGAATGTGTAGCGGTTTAATGTCAGACAATTTCATATCGTGAATTGATTTGTAAGCACATATAGCGTGATTGTACATAACTAAAGTACTATGCGCAATGTGTGCCTTTTTTATTTCAAGGAACATATCCGCAAATTCCTTGAAAGATAAATCTATCAATTCCTCATCTTTGGTGAGTAGTGCGGTTTTGTCTAATTCCTTTACTATAACGTGTCCATATTCCTTAGCCTCACGTTTAGTTTTAAACCCTTGCTTAGATTTCTGTTTCCATTTATAGCCGTCTTTGTAGGCTACTATAATTTGAAAACCTTTATCTTTTTTTCTGATAGTGAAATTGTATTGCATAATTCACCTCATAATATATGTGTGTAGAAGTTAATACCCTCAAACTCAATTTCCCTAGCGTGTGCCATGCGTTCGATTAAATCAATATGAGCATGACTATACATATCATCATTTAATATATGACCTATCTCATGTAGTATACCTTTTCGTTGTACATCAATAGGCTTATCACTATTAACGAGAATGGTATAAGTACCATCATCGTTTAGTTTTAATACCGCAGTTTGTGTAGGTCTTAACTTAGTGTAAATCAAAACTATGTTCATAATACTTAACCCCCTTATGGGGATATTGTACATAAAAGAATGTGTATAAAATTCCTCATTATTTACTTGTTATTAAACTGAACAACCAAACTAAAACAGAAGTAAGCCATATAGACATTGAAGAAACAATACCTATACTTAATATAAAGTTGGGTTTGTAATTAACAAATAATACATTTAGTAGAATTGAAATGATTAGCCACGGAACAAAAACTCCATAAGGTTTGTTTTGTTTTGAATATAATAATACAAATAATATAGTGGCTATGATACCTACAATTCCAGCAATAGTAGGATAGCCAAAGAAATAAGCCACTATAGATATAACAGATAATAGCAATTCCATATTATTTACCCTCACGTTTCTTTAACATTTCAATAGTGTTTATTACAAATTCAATATCATCTTTGGACATATTCTTACTAGCATCGAATAATAGTCTAAGATTAGGGTTATCTTTTACGGCTTGTGCATATTCTGAAACTTCACGATCTTCATAATATTTCAAACCCATTAATTCTTCAGGTGTAGTATTTAATGCCTTAGCGAAAGCAAATATTTTAGATTGAGATAAATCTACTTTACCGCTTTCAATCTTTGCAATACTGGTTCTATCTTTATATCCAACTCTTTTCGCTAATTCATCTTGCGACATTTTCAGGTTTTCTCTTAATGTTTTTATATTGTCGTATAGTGTCATGTCAAATCACCTCTTAACGCTATTATCTATTATGATTTTAAATGTAATGTGAAATAAAATCAACTTTTATAATAAAAAGTGTTGACACGTATTCACCATGATGTTATATTATGAGTGTGAAAGAAATTCACACAACAAAAAAACATAAAGGGGGTGTAGAATGAACATCTTAAAACAAATCATTGACGATAAAGGATATAAGTTATCCTATGTTGCAAGTGAACTAAGCCTTACTAGAGAGGGCTTATATAAGAAGTTGAGAGGTGATACAGAGTTTAAAGCATCTGAAATTGCAAAGCTAGTAGAACTATTAAAGTTATCTAGCAAAGAAACTAGAGAAATTTTTTTTAAATAAGATAGTGAATTAAATTCACACAAGGGGATGAGATATGGATAGCCTTGTATATACAGTTGAACAAGTAGCCGAACTGTTACAAATCTCAACAACATCTGTATACAACCTAAGAAATGATGGAAAGCTAACACAACTGCCAAATATAAGCGGTGTGAAGTTTAGCAAAAGAGAGGTTGAGGCATTAGCTGGTGTTGAAGATGAATATAACGCAATCGGTTATAGAAAACTACAAAGCGAGGTGGAAAGCCTAAGAAAAGAAAATCATAAGTTAAAGAGTGAAATAAAAAAAATCACCAGCCAAATGCTAGTGATCGTAGGAGAAGATTTAAATGATTAAGTTGTGTTATGGAATGAAAATCATATCAGCGGTATTAGTTGTAGGCGGTATGGGTAGCTTGGAACTAGATAACATCGATATGTGGACATTCATTTGTCAAAGCCTATTAGGTGTAACGATGTGGTTACTAAGTAGTAAATGGGAAGAAGAAATAGCTTTTTATGAAAATAAAAAAGTCCGCTAGTGAAAAGTGTAGAAGAAGTTTAGCGGACTTGGTAGAGAGTATGTGAAATATCTCTACTTATATTTTATCACAGATATAAGGAGAATTAAATGGAAATTAATTTAACACCTATTGTTAGTCAAAACGAACAAGTATTCAAATGGAATAAAGACGAAATTAAAAATTATTTTGAAGCACAGTTAGAAAAATACAAAGGACTTGTAGTTACAGAAGATAACTATAAAGACATGGTAAGTGCTAAAAATGAAATTGTTAAATACAGAACAACGCTTGATAAATTCTGTAAAGAGAAAAAACGTGAACTCAAAAGACCTATCGAATTGTTTGAGGAAGAAGTAAACGAAGTATTGAAAGTTGTTTACGATGCAGAAAAACCACTTGCAGAACAAATCAAATACTTTGACGAAAAAGAGGTACAAGCAAAAACAGATGCCATCAATAAGTTTATCGAAAAGATGGTTGAGAAATATGGAGTGCGTGAAGAATACGCAAATCAACTTCAACATGATAAACGCTGGTTAAATAAAACTGCAAAGATGAAAGATATTGAAATTTCCATTGAGGGAATGATGATTGAAATCTCAAAGCGTCAACAATCAGATGATGATTATAAACAAATCTTAGCAGAGAAAAAAGGCATGATTGAGTTTGTTGTAGATACTTGCAACCAACAATACGAACTTGCAACACCAATCACATTTAATGAGTGTTGGAACATTGTACAAGATATGCCACTAGATCAGGCTAGAGAGTTAATCAATGCAAAATTTGCGGAACGTAACGAAATGGAAGAGGCAGCAAGAGCAAGCATCACAAATGAACCAGTTGAAACAATCGAAGTTGTAGAAACAAAAACTGGTTTAACAGTTACTGTTTATGACTTAACCGAAGAGGATGCAAAAGATTTAACTGATTTCTTGGAAATGCGTGGTTACAAGTACAAAGAGGTATAGATGGATAGTAGATATATAGCGGTTAAGAGTGTACCGCAATCAGCGTTAAAGGTAATTGACTTTGGAAAACTCAAAGGAAAATATGATATTTCCCCTCAATGGCGATGGGAAATATTAACGGAAACATATGGTATGTGTGGCATTGGTTGGTACTTTGACATTGTAGAAACAAAAGAAGTATTGGTAGAGGCTACTGGCGAAACGATGCTTTATGTAAAAGTAAATCTTTATATCAAAGATGGTAACGAGTGGAGTAAACCAATTCCGGGCTATGGTGGCGATTTCTTAATTCAAAAAGATAAAAATGGTTACCACGGAAATGATGAGGCATTTAAGATGGCGGTTACAGATGCATTAGGTACTGCAGCAAAAATGATTGGTGTAGGTGCTGATGTATACCGAGGTTTACAAGATACAAAAATTAATGCAGCGGCTGAAAAAGAAAAGAAAGAAAAAGACTTTGACCCTCACAATGCATACGCAATCATTTTGAAGATGGCAAAAGAACATGGAGTGAGCGAAGAACAAGTAGCGCACCAATTAACTGAAATGTTTGGTGTTGGTGTGATTGATAACATTACAAGAAATCAAATGTCAAAACTTTATGACTGGGTAAAAGGTTATGAAGTGGACAACAAGTAATATTGAAACACTCCGCAGTCCGCTAGGTGTAATGGTAGTAATACCAGCGCCACAGGACAATGATCTATCAAAGATTAATACTGACAAAGAGTACACAGTAGAAATCAAACGTAAAACTAAATCAAGAAGTCTAAATGCCAATTCTTACTGCTGGCTTATAGCACAGAAGATTGCAGTTGAATTAAGCAAGCATAGTTACACAACAAAAGAAGATGTGTACAAAAAAGCTATCAAGGACTGTGGACATTTCACATATGTTCCAGTCCGAGAAGATGCAGTTGAACGCTATATACAAATATGGCAATCACACGGCATCGGATGGTTAGCCGAAGATGCTGGTGAATGTAAAAGCATCAAAGGTTATCACAATATTATGTGCTACCACGGCAGCAGCGTTTACACAACAAAAGAGATGGCAAGACTAATTGATTGTCTAACAGATGAATGTGCGCAACTAGGTATCAAGTTAGAACCTAGTGAGTACATCCAATCTCTTATAGAGGGGTGGGAGAGTGAACAATCGAAAGAAAAGGGATAACAAATTATATTCAGTAACACGCAAACAAGCCTATGAACGTGATAACGGACAATGCGTTATATGTGGCTACAGGGCTGAACAATGCCACCACATAGTGTTCCGTTCACAAGGTGGTTTAAGTGATTTGAGAAATCTAGCTTGCTTGTGTATGCAATGCCACAATCAAGCACATGGAGTGTTCGCTAAAGAGATACGCAAACACTTATTAGAAGAGGTAGGAAAGAGGACAGATGATTATGAACGAATTAGTAATGATTAGTGCATATGTTGAAAATCGCATTAAGTTTTACAAAGCAGACCAAGGCGAACAAACATTCAATAACAGAATAATTGAAGAACTAAGTGCAATCTCTGCAATGGCTGATAGCGTATTGATTGTAGAAAACGAGAGGGAAGAAATCGCAAAAGTGCTAACTAGAATTGCTATGCTAGGTAAACCTTTAACAGAAGAAGAGTTTATCGAAAGTCTAAATAAGGACTAGCCTATGAGCGATAACAAAAAATATTACTATCTTAGATTAAAAGATAATTTCTTTGATAGTGATGAGTTGAAGATATTGGAAAGTATGAAAGATGGGTACTTGTATAGCAATATTCTTTTAAAACTCTACCTACGAAGTCTAAAGAATGATGGAAAGTTGGTGGTTAATGATCGCATTCCTTATAACGCAGAAATGCTGGCAAGTGTAACAGGGCATCAAGTAGGTACTATCAAACAAGCATTATCTATGTTTAAAGAACTAGGACTTATAGAAATACTAGAAAATGGTGCTATCTATATGCTAGATATTCAGAACTTCATAGGCAAAGGCAGTACAGAGGCTGATAGACAAAGGCTTTATGACAGAAGAATATCAGAAGAACGTAAACAAAAGAAACTAACTCAATCAAGAAATCTTGAAGGAATCTTGGAGAAATCTACACCAGAGATAGAGATAGAGTTAGAGAAAGATATAAAGATAGAGAAAGAGATACATAGTAGTGCAAAAAGCACTACAACAAAACGCAAGCGTTTTGAAAAACCTACTCTATCTGAAATTAAAGCATACTGCATTGAAAGAAATAACAATGTAGATGCACAACATTTCTTTGACTACTACGAAAGCAATGGTTGGAAAGTAGGAAAGAACTCTATGAAGAACTGGCAAGCAGCAGTTAGGACTTGGGAGAAAAACAGTTATACAAATACAACAAAACAAACAAAGAAAACAAATACAGAACAAACATTAGATGCGATTTACAAAGTTATGAATGAGAGTGAGGTGGAATATGGCGAAAGCGGATGTAATGGAAGTAATTCTGTTGTTACAGTCAACGATACCAAATTCTAAATTGTCAGAAGAAAACGTAAGAGCGTATGTATCGTTTTTATCAGATGTAAACCCAGTTACGTTAAAGCAAGCGGTAGTAAATCTTGTACGCATTAATAAGATTAAGTTTTATCCATCTGTAGGTGAAATATTATCAGCTTGTGAGGATATAAGCAGTTATGTAAACGCACACGAGGAAATACCAATCGCACAGGGTGAATGGGAAAAAGTGATTAGGGCAGTAGGTGCTTATGGCTTTGAACATGGTAAAGAGCATTTACAAGGTATAACCTTACAAGCTGCAAACACTATATGGTCTTCATTCAACCCTAGAATGGGGAATGAATATAACGAGGCAAGTTGTAGATCACAATTCATTAGATGCTACGAGCAATTAGCGGAACGTGAAAAACACCGCCAGCGTATGGCAAATTCAATCAAAGACAATCACTTGTTGTTAAAGGCAAGTGAAAAAGCAGAAAAGGAACGAGCGCTACTAAATGCTGGGCAAAAGAAAATCGAAATGACTGCTACAGGTAACTTGGTAGAAGTAGCCAAAGAACCAGTAGATGTAACAAGGATAATCGATAATAGCCAAATATCAGATAAAGGTAAAGCGTTATTGAAAAGTGCCATAGGGGGATAGATGAAACAAAAGCCAAAGGAATTTGAAGTGAGTTGTAATGTATCGTTCAATGTTAGCTTTACAGTACTAGCAACCAGCGAAGAGCAAGCAAGGGTTAAGATTGATAACCTACTTGAAATAATGCGGAATGAGGCAACAGTCGATTGCCACATTCACAAAGATTACGATGTGTACATTGAAGATACAGAGGCATCCTTAAACGGAATGTATTACTACTAGGGGGTTAAATGCTAAGTAAGAAACGAAAGATGGTAATCACTATTGAGATACCTCTAAATGTGGAAACGCAAGAAGAGGCATCTCAACAGATGCAAATGATTTTGAATGCAGATGTAAAGACCTTTGAAAGCCTAGAGGAAATCATCAAGGTTTACAAAGGAACAATGTGTATCGAACAAAAGATTTAAAGGAGAATTGAATGAACACAGTACAGATTTTAGGTAATTTAGCACGTGATCCTGAAGTGCGATATACGAATACTGGTAAAGCAGTTGCAACATTCACAGTAGCTGCCACAAACACATATATAGACAGCAACAATGAAACAAAAGAACAAACTGCTTTCATTAATTGCGTAGCATGGGGAGCGCTAGGTGAAAGCGTAGGCAATTTAAGAAAAGGCAATAGAGCGTTCGTAGAGGGTAGACTTCAAACACGTAGTTACGAAACACAAGATGGGCAAAAACGCTACGTGACAGAAGTTGTAGCAAACTTTGTTGGTACATCGTTAATGAATGGTGATGCTGGCACATCTAACTTTGATAGTTTTGAAAACGCAAACCAAGACGAAAATATTCCGTTCTAAGAGGTGGAAATATGGTTAGGTTATTGGTAGTAATGCATTGTGGAACAAAGATATACAAAACAAAAACATTTAAAGATAAGAATGAATTTGAGTGTTGTGTTGGAAATGTAGATTTAGGAAACACAAAACTGATTAGCTTTACAGATACATTCGGAACATTTGTTGTATTATCTCCGACTAATTGCGTTATCGAATGTGAAGATTGCAAGGAGTGAGTATTAATATTGAATGTACCATGTAAGGGATGTGAATACAGAGAAGTAGCTTGCCACGTTAAGTGTCCAGCGTATCGAATGTATAAACGGAAAAGGGAAACGATGCAAGATAACGCCATCAAACAAAATGATGTGTTAGCGTACTTAGGGAACAACGTAAAGAAAGTTAAGCATCGTATGAGAAAAGCGAAGTATGGATGTACTGTGATTGATTGAGGTGAACAGAAAAGAGGATGCACATTTGGGGGTTATTTGATGATGGCAATGGATGCTATCGTCAAGCGGTAGATGAATATAACGTGAATATGGGGGGGGCAACACACGATCACATCAATAGGAATTGGTGATGCGTGTATCAACCAAGACCTTGCAGTTAATACGCTACATAAACCAAATGCACTATGGGAACAGTTGGACAAGCTAGATAGACCTGATGTTATTCTAGCTAGTCCACCTTGTGAAAGCTGGAGTGTGGCAAGTGCGATGAAAGGTGGTAATGCGTGTTGGAAACAAGAAAAGGATATGACGATAAATCTATTTGGTGAGTACGAACAAGGGAGTAAATTCACAATCAGAAATCAAGCTGATTATGAAAACTACCAATTCAAATATGATAAGTCATTTCTAACACGTATCAATGGTGAAATGTGCATATACAATACATTGAAAATTATTGAAAGGTATAAGCCTAAAGTATTCGTAATTGAAAACCCAGCGTATGGGCGAATATGGGAATACATAGTAAATGTGATAGGGTTTGATATTCCGTATGAAAACCTAACATATTATAACAACTACGATTACCCAGTTAAGAAACCAACAAAGTTTGGTAGCAATATCGATTTAAAATTGTTAAAAACTGATATTAAGAACGATATTAAATTTAATAAGTTGAACACAACTGGTGTTAATCGATATAACACTAGGTCGCACATTCCGTTGATGTTGGTACAAGATATTTTGAAACGATGTGATATGTACATAAACAAATATTAGAAAGGGAAAAATGAGAAAACTTTTAATAGTGGCAGATGGAATTTTAATAGCACTCTTTTTTATCACTACCTTTTCGTTTGCATTAGCACTTGTTCTATGGCTGGTTGGAATATTAGGTGTAAGTGTGTGGTCGGTGGCTAAAACATTTTTAGCTATGGTAATAAGTTTTGTATTAGCTTTTTTACTTGAAGAGTTAATGAAAAAGCTAGATGTGTAAGGGGGGATGATCGTTGCCGATAAATAGCAAACAAAAAGGTGCTAGGGGCGAACGGATGTGGCGAGATGTTTGCCGGTCGCATGGGTTTGATAAAGTCCGAAGAACTGCACAATATTGTGGTAATACAGGTGATGCCAGCGATTGTGTTGGACTGCCTAACGTACATCAAGAAGTCAAATTTGTTGAAAACTTGAATGTACGTAAAGCATATGAGCAAGCGGAACACGATGCAATACAAGCAGATAATGGGGATATGCCTATAGTGGCTTGGAAAAAGAGTAATCAAAAGTGGCTTGTAATAATGAGTGCAGATGATTGGTTCAGATTGTATAAGGAGAGTGAATGGAGTAATGGCGGTTAATATGAGTGAGCTTGTACCAGACAATAATCTTAATTGGCTGGCATTAGCAGCGTGCGTATACGGAAATATAAGTGCTGGTAGAGCGTTATGTTGTTTAGGTTTGAAAGGAACAAAACCACAGAAAACATATACACGTGTAAGTGATTTAGATGGAAATTCATTATTAAAAATGTATGGTAGTGGAATGTCATTAAGGGCAATTAGTTATCAAGTTGGAGCAGATTATAAAACAGTAAAACGTGCATTAATTATGTTAGGGGTGGAGTTTTGAGAGAACAAATGAAAGTAAAGTTGGTTAGTGAATATGCACAACTGCCAACAAGGGGGAAAGTAAACTCCGATTTACCACAAGTATCGGCTGGGTTAGACCTATATTGTCCGTTTAGTGTAACGATACCAGCGGATAGTAAAAGATAAATTCCATTAGGTGTGGCGGTTGAAATTCCACAAAACCATATGGGTTTATTGACACCTAGAAGTAGCATGAGTAAAACACCGCTACGATGTGCCAATAGCGTTGGAATAATCGATGAAGATTATAGAGGTGAGATTAGCATCGTATATGAAAATGTTTCGTGTAAAGATTACACGATTGCTAGAGGTGATCGCATCGCACAATTAATCATCGTACCAATTAAATTGGTTGATGTAGTAGAAGTAGATGAACTAACCGCAACAGAACGTGGTGATGGCGGTTATGGTAGCACAGGTAAATAAGTTTAATAAATTAATTAACATAAAAGGAGAAATTAACATGAACAACAAATTAGTATTAGCAACAATGGTTATGGCAACAATTACAGGTGGCGCATTTGCAAATGGTATTGTGGTAGGTCAAGTAGAACCAAACACTACTGCACCTGTAGTTAGTGGTTACAACTCCGCAGCATTAGGTGTGAACACAGTAGTTACAGGAACTAGCACAATCGTTTTAGGTAGAGAGAATAAAGTTAGCGGTAACGATACAACAGTTATCGGTAGTAATAACGGCACAGTAAGTGCAAACCAAACAACAATCATCGGTTACAACAACAAAACCAATAGCGACCAAGAACAAGTGGTAATCGGTGCTAACTCCGAAACCGCAGGTCAGGGTGCAACAGTAATCGGAACGCACGGAAAAGCTACTGCATGGGATGCTTACGCAGTAGGTAACAATACAATCGCAGATAAAAGTAACAGCGTGGCACTAGGTACTAATTCCGTTACAGATGATGCAGTACCAACAAAACAAGTAGTATTGAATGGGGTAACCCATGTGTTCGCTGGGGAAAACCCTCAATCTGTAGTGAGTGTAGGTTCTAAAGATAGAGCTGGTTTTGGTGGTGTTAAATATTACAACCGCCAAATTACAAATGTTGCAGCTGGACAAGTTGATGCAGCATCTACAGATGCAGTAAATGGTAGCCAGTTGTACGCTGCCTACGATGAAATTGCATCTATGGGTGCAAAACTTGCAAAACACGATAAAGATATTAAGTGCTTAAACATCCGTGTAGACCGCAATGTAAATAACATCAAGAATTTAACCGCTAAGGTTGATAACAATTACACAACGATTACTAACTCTATCAATGCTACAAACGAGCGTGTAGGTGCAAATTCTAAAGCTATTCAAGAAAATGCTGGCAACATTAAAGCTAATCGTGATGCAATCAATCGTCATGAAACAGTAATCAACAATCACGCAACGATCATTAATAATCACGAACAACAATTACAGTCGCATGAAGAAACATTGGTAGACCATGCGAACGTATTGGAAAACCATGAAAACCGCATCGAAAGTTTAGAACGTGGAATGACACGAAATGTAGAACGTGAAATCGGTAAAGCTGGTGCAGCGAATGCAGCATTATCCTCACTTCATTACCTAGGCTATAACAAAGACGATAAAATGACATTCTCCGTTGGTGTAGGTCATTACAAAGGTCATAGTGCAGTAGCATTAGGCGGTTTCTATGCACCAAATGAACACGTAATGTTTAGCGTAGGTGGTACATTAGGTTCTGAAAAAATGGTAAATGCTAGTGTGAACTTCCGATTGGGTAAAGGTAGCGAATACGAATTGAACCACAAAGGCAAAATCAAAGAACTTGAAACATTGGTTACTAAGTTAGTAGCGGAAGTTGAAGAGTTGAAAGCGAACAAATAATGGATGAATTGACTAGAGAACGATTGACTAAAGAACAAGAGTTAGAGTTAAAACTAGCAATTTTACGAATTAATTATGAAAGCGAGTATATAGCTAACAAATTAGAATGTGAAAGGCACATTAGGGAAACAAACCGAAAGATGAATAACATGATTGGTTATATGTCTATTGGTGGTTTGATAGTAACAATAATCTTTTTTGTAATAGTTATGTTTACATTAAGGTAGTTGATTGAGTAGGAATATGGGCGGTGAAATATCCGCCCTATCATAAGAGGTGAGCATGAGTGCTTATTACAGAAAAACTAGGCAATATATACTTTCCGCTTATAGTCTTAAAAGTTTAAATGAGATAAGTAAAAAAGTATATGATGCTTACTGTGTGGGGAAACTCACAGATAAAGAGTATTTGAAACTTTTAAAACTTATGGACTACATTGTTGAAAAGGGAATTAAGTGTATGAAGATAGGGTTATAAGGTTAACAAAATGGATAAATTACTATGTTGGAAGTTAGCTACCATAGCACTTATGATAAATAATCTTGTTATGTGTTTTATAACACGTGATATGAATATAAAGCCGTTAGCTTATGGGGTTAATTTTGTTATCTTTATTTGTGTATTAGCAGGGGTGCTTTAATGGCAAACTATAGCGGTTACGTTGAACATTCAGATTTTCATATCAGACCTCAAAGTTATCAAGATGCATTTGATTTTTTGTGCCAGCTTGCGGTAGAGAGTGAAGAAGATGTGTTCTATATCGGTAAGGTAGGTGAAAACATTGATGATTTTGATTTATATGATGTAGTTGAATTTAAGTGGAATGAGGATAGAGGAGCATGGGTACAGTATGATCACAGATAAACAGGGTATGGAGTGGCTATTCCATAAGCTATATGATGCTGGATGGAGATATATTGTTGCGGATAATTACGATAACATATATCTGACAAATGAAAAGCCAATCATGTTTGATGATGTGGATGAAGTACGAATAAGTAGTTGTGAAAAGTGTATTGGTGCTACTGGGTTTATAAAAATACTACCTAAGCTAAAACCAAATGAAGTTTTTAGCATTGCAGAAGAATTAGGCATTGTTGATTGGTCTAAAGTAGATGTTGATACACCTGTATTTGTTAGGGATAGTGAGAATGATGTGTGGAAGTGCAGATATTTTGCAAAATATGAGTATGAAAAAGTGTATACATGGGTAGATGGCAGGACATCGTGGAGTAATAAAATTGCCGATGTTCCGGTTAGCTGGAAGTATGTACAACTAGCAGAGGTATAAATAGATTATGCTTAAAACATTGCTTATGAGTGCTATTACATCTATAGTTACTATCCTGTTGATAAATTATGTTGATATAAAGTTTGGAGTTAAAAGTGCAATTATAGTAGGCTTGGGGTTAATTGTAATGTGTTTAGTATTTATATTGGGGGTGAGTGTTTGGGTGAATTAGACGAAAAGCAACTAATAGAAAAGGCAGTTGAGTATCTACAACCAGTTAAGTTGATTGATGTACAGATTGCATCTATCAAAGAAGAAATCAATCAACTACGAGCAAACCTTACATCAATAGGTGCGATTGATTACAGTAAAGATAGGGTAACAGGTGGCGGTACTCCGCAAGGCTTAGAGGTTAGTGTATCAAGATTTATGGACACAGTCGCAGAACGTGATAAACGTATTGACGAGTTATCTAAATTGAAATGCGATGCGATCAATAGAATTGATGCACTAGATGAAAAGCTGGGAGCAATCATCTTGCGTTATGAATTTGTGCTTAACAATACAACAGAGGATGCTTATAAAATGATTGGGTGTTATTCCACGAAACAGGCGAAACGATACAAGCAAAAAGCATTATTGGAGTTTGGGCGAAAACTTGTCCTATAATGTCCGTAAATGTCCGTGATTGTCCGTGTACCTATAGTTTGCTATTAGGTATAATATATATGTAGAAGTTGCCAATAAGCGACTACTACTCACTCTTTCCTTAGGACAAATCAAAACACAACAACAAGCGCACCCAAATAAGAGTGCGCCTTTGTTGTATATGGGCGAAATGGAACGTATAGCGCTAACGGTCGCAGAGTAGCGGCGCAACCATATTTGATTTGGTGAGTGAAACACTATACTTTTTTCTAATTTCAATTTTGAAGTATGTGTTAAGACAAAAATTTTATATGTAAATTTTTACTGCTGACTGATACAGGGTAAGTCGAATATCATCAAGCATAGCTTATACATTATACATTTTCAGATACGAACTTACCCTATATTGGTTACACATTGAATACTGACAACTAGCAGCCTCCAAAAGAACTTTATTCATATTTTGTTGTTACTTAACCTAACACGATTACGATCCATCAAAATGTTAGTTGTTGGTATTGAGTGTGTAATGATCATTGAAAACTAGGTGTGTTTCTATTTTCCAACTTTGTTTTTTATTCATAGTTGAACCTCAAAAGCATAAATTGTCATGTCATCAACAACGCACCTAGTTTTGAGTGATTAATACAAAGAAACAGAATAAAACTATCACATAATGGGGTATATCCACGGCGATATACTCCAATTTTTGTATAAATCTATCATAAAGGGGAGATTATGACGGATGTTTTGTGTTGTAAAAAGAAATGCCTTAACAATAAGAATGGCATATGTACCGCAAAGACAATAGAGTATGACGGCTTGTGCCAAACATACATAACATATGGTGGTGCTAGTAAATGTAATCACGGCTTATGTGTACGATCACATGGGAAACTCAAAAGGAAAGGTGGCGAAGTGCTTAAATGATTAAAGCAATCAAACAATTCATCGAAGATAGAAAACTATTCAAACAAGCAGCTAAGGACTTAAACAATAAAGATTTACAAGCCAAGGCAAAATATGCATATGAACATCGTGGCGATACAATGATTACACTCATCGATGGGTTAGCTATCGTGTGTGCAATACTAATCTTAATCGGTATTGTGTGGTGTTGGATGTGAATTATCAACCAACGATAAAGAAACTACTTAAAGCATTACAGATGAACGGCAGGCGATATGTAGTAGACACAAGGCAATCATGGAGCAAATTTGATAAGCCTTGCAAGGTATACATAGTCAGTCGAATGTACACGGAAGAGGAGTATAAACTAACATTCCCTCATAAGTACAAAAAGGGTAAGACCTTTAAACAAGGACAACTCTATAAAAAAGAAAGTGAGTACAGTAGCACCAAGCAACACGAGGTGTTACTTTTTTTAGTTAAGACATATAAAGGTGGTGATTGATGTTGAATGATACAAATCTGACAGACAAACAACTGCTATTTGCAACTGAATACATCAAGACCGCTAATGCTACACAAGCTGCATTAAAGGCTGGATATTCAGAAAATAGTGCAAGGCAACAGGGAAGTAGATTGTTGTCAAATGCTAACGTGAGCCAATATATACAACAACACATGGAGCAAAAGAACAATAACACAATCGCAACTGCTGATGAAGTCCTACAGTATCTCACCAGAGTTATGAATGGCGAAGAGAAAGATGCGTTTGGTTTAGATGTATCTGTGAATGATAGAACTAAGGCAGCTGAACTCTTAGGTAAACGGCATATGCTATTTACCGATAAGGTCAAACTAGATGCAGAAATAGAAATCGATATATCCGATAGGATGAAACAAGCAAGGGTGAAATCAGATGAAGTACAACAAGGCACAACTGATTGATGCGTTGGGTTCGTTTACTCATGATCCATTAGGCTTTGTATATTTCGCATTCCCTTGGGGAGAAAAAGGAACACCACTTGAAAACTTTGATGGCCCTGATGAATGGCAAGTAAAGACTTTCACTAAAATAGGCGAAGAACTACGCAAGGGAAAGTCATTAGCTAAGGCAATACAAATTGCAGTTGCATCAGGTCATGGTATTGGGAAGTCCGCTTTTTCTTCATTGTTGATATTATTTGCTATTGCTACACATGAAAATACACGTGGTGTAGTTACCGCTAATACTGATACACAGTTAAAGTCTAAGACTTGGGCTGAACTCAACAAGTGGTACAACCTATTTATAGGTAAAGAGTTATTCACCTATACTGCTACCGCATTGTTTAGTGCTGATAAACAGTATGAAAAAACGTGGCGGATAGATGCTATTCCATGGAGCGAAAGTAACCCAGAAGCATTCGCTGGTCTACACAATCAAGGGAACAGAATACTTATCATATTCGATGAGGCATCCGCAATATCCGATAAGATATGGGAAGTAACAGAGGGTGCATTAACAGATAAGGAAACAGAAATCATATGGTGTGTGTTTGGAAACCCTACACGGAATAGTGGTAGGTTTAGAGAGTGTTTCAGAAAACATCGTAACTACTGGACTACATACCAAATAGATAGCCGTACTGTTAAAATCTCTAACAAAGCCAAATTGCAAGAATGGGTGGATATTCATGGTGAGGATAGCGACTTTGTAAAGGTTCGTGTTAGAGGGTTATTCCCTAGTGCATCTGATACACAGTTTATATCAGCAGAAATAGCAGACGAGGCGCAGAAACGAGTGTACAAGGTTGGACAGTTTAATAACTTACCAACGATTATTGGTGTAGACCCTGCATGGACTGGCGGTGATACATTAGAAATCGTAATGCGTAATGGCTACTCTATGAAGTGCCTAGCAACCATTGAAAAGAATGACGATGATATGCGAATGGCACAACTCATTGCACAACTAGAGGATGAGTACAAAGCTGATGCAGTATTCATCGACCAAGGGTACGGAACTGGTATATACAGTATTGGCAAATCTATGGGTAGACGATGGCGGTTAGTTGCCTTTGGTGGTAAAGCACCTAATGATATGTATCTTAACATGAGAGCATATATGTGGGGTGAGATGAAAGAATGGCTAAAAGAGGGCGGTTCTATTCCACCTAACGACCAAGGGTTATATGACGATATAACAAGTCCTGAGGCTATCATTGATAAGAACGGCAGAATACAACTTGAAAGTAAAAAGGATATGAAAGAACGTGGCTTACCATCTCCAAACAAGGGCGATGCATTAGCCTTGACCTTTGCGTTCAGGGTCAATAAAAAAGTGAATGTAGGGAGTAGGGGTCATGCGAACACAGAGTATGATCCATTTAAAAGATAAGGGGTGATTTAATGTGCATGAAGAATAAAATGCCTGATACACCAATGCCAGCACCAGCACCGACAGTACAGACTGATGATGCTACTACAATGACTGGTGAAGATTGGTACGCTAAAAAGCGTAAGGGCAAACGTGGTTATGAAAGCACTATTCTATCCACGGCAACAACTGGCACTAAGAACACATTAGGGGGTTAATGATGCAAGGAACTATCCTATCAACGCTTGCTAGACAACCGACAAATGCGATGCCTAAGAAACGTGATTACACGAAAATTAAGGCAAAGTTTAATGCTATGTTCAACAATCGTCAAAAGTACGTTGCTAAGTGGAAAGACATTAGAGATTATCAACTACCTTTCCTAGGACTATTTGACGATGAACAAGACCAATCGAAAGTCTACACCGATAAGATTAATAATGGTGTGGCTTGGGAAAGTTGCCAAATATTCGCATCAGGTGTAATGAGTGGCATGACACCACCTAGCCGTAAATGGTTTAAGTTGACATTAGAGAATACTGACCTAGCAGCTAATAGTGATGTTAGTAAGGTACTTGATGAACGTGAAGAAATTCTCTATGCAGTCTTTGCTAAGTCTAATTTCTACAACGTAGTGCATCAAGCCTACATGGAACTACCATTTGGACAAGCACCTATGTCTATCATGCCTGACCCTAAGTTTGGTGTAAGGTTCACATCTTATCCAATCGGTACATATGCATTAGAGTGTGGCAGTAATGGTGAGGTAAACACCTTTGGTAGAAAATACCGAATGACCGCAGACCAGCTTGTTGAAGAGTTTGGTTATGATGCTTGTACTGAACAAGTCAAACGTGAATATGACGATGGCAAAGGTAATGCAACAACTCATGTTGTGTGTTGGTTGGTAACACCTAATAAAGACCGCAACGGAAAACTAGGTAATAAGAATATGCCTTACTCATCTATTTATTGGATAGAGGGTAGTAACTCAGATGAGGTACTAAGGCATAGTGGCTTTGAGGAATGGTCTATTCCTATTGCTAGACATACCACACATGATCTAAGCGGTTATGGTAAAGGGTGTGCATGGTTCGCACAGTCCGATGCACAGATGTTACAACTCTTAGAAAAAGACTTAGTAACCGCTATTGAATTAGGTATTAAACCACCTATGAGTGCTACATCCGATGTAATCGGTAGTGTCAATCTATTTCCGGGCGGTGTAACGGAAGTTGATACTGGCGGTAAGGTTGAACCAATATTCAATGTAGGCATTGATGTTGCAAACGTACAAGCTAAGATACAATTCGTATCTGAAAGTATAAAACGTGCCTATAGTGCCGACCTATTCTTGATGCTTGATAACATTGATAGCGGACAAATGACCGCACGTGAGGTTATGGAACGCACACAAGAAAAAATGCAACAGTTAGGCCCTGTAGTTGAACGCTTACAAAGTGAGTTTTTAAACCCAATCATTGAACGTACTTATGGCATCTTAGATAGGGCTGGAATATTTCCACCAATCGATGAACAAACTGCTGAAATGCTAAACGGAATGGATGTAAAGATAGAATACATATCTCCATTAGCACAAGCACAGAAAATGTCTTCATTGGTGAATATTGAACAGTACTATGCTTTCATAATGTCATTAGCACAGGGTAATGCGAACATCGTTCAGAAATTCAACTTTGAAGAGGCAGCGGACATATATGGTGTAAATCTTGGTGTACCAGCTAGGGTTATTCGTTCTAATGATGAGTACCAACAAATTATGGAGCAACAACAACAAGCACAACAAGAGCAAGAGGAACAAGCACAAGCATTACAAATGGCACAATTAGCACCTCAAATGGCTGGTGCTGCTAAACAAGCAACAGATGCAGCCAATGACGGAAACCCAGTAATGCAACAGTTAATGGGTATGGGGGTGTAGATGAAAACTAAACAAGATTATATTCGTGATCGTGATATTGATGCACTTAACCACGTACTAAGTACTGAACTTGGTAGGTGGTTTTTTTGTAGGCTTTTAGACAATACGGACATTCTAAAGCGTTCGTTTACTGGCAATTCAGAAACCTTTTTTAACGAGGGGAAAAGAAGTGTAGGTCTAAAGTATATGCAAATGCTTGGTGCTATCGGTGATGGTGTTGAGGGTGTACTCAAATACCACCAAGCACAACTGGAATATATCAATCAACAAAAACTATTTAAAAATTTAGAGGAAAAAGGTGAATGACTATGGCAGAAGATTTAACGCAAGGCACGAATGATAACACAACGAGTGCAGATAGTAGTACACCTACTACGGATGCTAACACGAATACCCAAGACACAATCTTAGGCGGTGGTAGTACTGACACAAGCGGCAACCAAGAACCACCTACAGAACCTACTGTGTATGACTTTACACAAGCCTTTGATGGTGACGAAGTAGACCAAACAATCGCAGCTGACTTTTCTAAGCTACTCAATAGCGTAGGTGCTACGCAAGACCAAGCAGTCGAGATGGCTAAGTTTGGTAATAAGTACGCTACTGACCTTGTAACTGCTTATGAAACTAAAAGACAAGAGGCTTTGATTGAACAGTATGAGGGGTACAAAAAACACACAGAAGAGGTGTTAGGAAGCAAATATGATGCAACCGTACAAAAGGCAGCGACTGGTATGGAGTTAATCGAAAAAACAATTCCTAACATTCGTGAAATTTTAGCTGAAAACGGCTTAGGTAATCGTATTGAAGTTATCCAAATGTTTGAGAAAATCGCTGATATGGCTGCAGAAGATAACAATGCAGGTGGCGGTCAACCAACTGGCAGTACTCAATCAGAAGATGCGATTAGAAGAAATTTATATCCGAGTATGTTCAAATAAAAGGAGAAAATAATTTATGGCTACAATCGGAACACAAAACCCTACTTTAATTGATTTGCAAAAGCGTATGGATCCTAACGGAAAAATTGCACAAATCATCGAACAATTAAACCAATCTAACGAAATCATTCAAGATATGACAATGATTGAATGTAATGATGGTACATCTAACAAAACAACAGTACGTACTGGCTTACCTGATGCTACATGGCGCATGCTTTATGGCGGTGTACAACCTAGCAAATCTACTACAAAACAAATTACCGACACTTGCGGTATGCTAGAGGCTTACTCCGAAGTAGATGCTAAGTTGGTTAAGTTGTCTAATGACCCTGTAGCGTTCCGTGCTACAGAAGATGCTGCATTCGTTGAGGCTATGGGTCAAGAAATCGCACGTACACTTTTCTATGGTGATGAAAGCACTCCTGAAAAGTTTGTTGGCTTATCCGCACGTTTTAATACATTAGACCCTAAGAAAGCTGATAGCGCTAAAAATATTATCGATGCTGGCGGTACTGCTAACCTTGCATCTATGTGGCTTGTGGGTTGGGGTCCACTTACTGTACATGGTATCTATCCACGTGGTACAGAGGCAGGTTTACAACAAGAAGATAAAGGTAAAACTACAATTACTAAACCTGACGGCTCTTTGTTTGAAGCATATCGTACTCACTTTGAACAAAACATTGGCTTGTGTGTGCGTGATTGGCGCTATGTAGTACGTATCGCTAATATCGATATGAAATCTATTAAAGAAGATATTTCCGCAGGCCCTAACTTGATTAACTTGATGATCCGTGCAGAAGAAAAAATGCAATCTCTCACAGGCTGCCGTCCTGTATGGTACATGAACCAAGAATTGCGTACATTCTTACGTTTGCAAAAGAACAAAGTACATGGCTCTACAATCACAGAAGATATGGAAATGGGTAAAATGGTTACACGTGCGAATGGCATTCCTGTTCGTAAAATCGATGCATTACTTTCCACAGAAGCACGAGTTACTGCTTAATTAATAGGGGGATAAACATATATGATTATTGATACTCAAAATACATTCTTTTTCAAAAAAGACATTACAACAAACACTAACTCCGATGTAGTGATGAATGGTAATGGTGGCGATGCTGACCCTAACTTATTTCTTGTAATTCGCATCGACAAAACAGTAACAGGCACACCTTTGTTTAATGTGTATACATCTGATACTGAAAACATGGCTAATGCGGTATTATTACATGGCATTACTATGGCTGCTAATGCTCCAGCTGGTACAGAATACAAAGTGCGTTTGGCTAATGGTGCTAAGAAATATATCAAAGTAAACGCAAATAATATGACTGGCGGTCAAATCTCCGCATTCTTAACAAGTGGCATTAACATTAAATAAGGTGGATAATATGGAATACGTTGCAAAAGTAACCCTTTATCATAATACAAAGGGTTTAATTGAAGAGGGAACAACAGTTGAATTTACAAAAGAAGAAGTAGCTGAATACGATAAAGACTACTTCAAAGATTTGTTTGAAACTGTTGGTGCAGAAGAAGTCGCAGAAGTAGAGGAAGTCGAAGAGGCAGAACCTACACCAAAGAAACGTGGTAAAAAAGCGGAAGAAACTGCTGAATAATTGAACGAGGGGGTATTTTGCCCCCTCTTTTTTTATAGAAAGGTGGAAATATGACACCTACTGATATTTGTAATCAAGCATTATCTCTTATCAATGCAGGGCGAATACGTTCAATGACGGAAGAAACAGAACCTGCTAGACAATGTAGATTGCATTATGATCTAACACGCAAAGTATTGTTAGAGCAGTTTGAATGGAACTTTGCACGTAAACGTGAACGAGCGGTGCTATCTGAACATAAGATTGATGGTTGGGGTTATGTATATGCTTACCCTGAAAAGTGTGTTCGCATCCTTGCGGTAATTCCACAGGGTGAACGATACCGAGCGGAAAAGCAACGTGAATATGATGTTTACCTAACTGATAATAATACAAAGTACATCGTATCTGATGTACCATTGATGCACATTGATTATGTGTACGATATAACCGATGCTGATGTAATGAACCCTATATTCGTTAAAGCGTTGGTTTGTAAGATGGCATCTGACCTAGCAATGCCACTAACAGGCAATAGCGGTTTATTCGACCAATCATACAAGTTATATCAAGCAGCATTACAAGAGGCAAAATCTATGAGTGCAAAAGAACGTAGACTAGATATGCCTTATGTATCTAGCTATTTGAAAGCAAGGAGTTGGTGATATGCAACCTATGTATATCGGACAAGTCGCATTTACTACTGGCGAGGTATCGCCAGATGTATCAAGCAGATTTGACCTTGAACAATATAAAAGTGCATTACTACTTGCTGAAAATGCAGTTATTAGACCCTATGGAGCGGTAGCACGTAGGCAAGGTTCACAGTTTATCGGTTACGCTAAGTACAATGATAAACATGTTAGACTGTTTGAGTTTACAACCAACAAGAACCAATCATTCATGCTTGAATTTGGTGATAGATACGTTAGAGTATGGCGCAATGGTGTATATACAAATGTTGAGGTATCAACACCATTTGAGGCGGACGTTGTAGGTGAATTAAACTGCATCCAAAGTGGCGATGTAATGTTCATTTGTAGTGGTAAATACCCTATTCAAACGCTATCACGATATAGTGATACAGACTGGCGAATGAGTGCATACAAACTAACTGAACAACCTTATGATGAAATCAACACCGATAATGGACATACGCTTACTGTTAATAGCGATACGATCACATCCACAAAAGACCTCTTCACACAAGACATGGTAGGTAGTGTTATCCAGATTGCTTACTACATAGAGGCGGTACACACTAAGTCCGCTGGCGAAGTGGTAGAGAAAAAAATTAGACGAGGGCTTGTACCACTTCAAACGGAAAAGATATATAACAACATCAATTACAATGTTAGTGCGTATAGTACTGATACAGAGTTATCATGGAAATTCACAACGCATGGTACATGGGAAGGTACTGTAAAACTACAGATTTCTAACAACGATGGTCAAACATGGAAAGATTACAGAACATACACCTCTAAGAATGACTACAATGTTACTGATACAGGTAAGATAGAGGCTGGAGCAAGGTTAAAATATATCTCCGATATTAAAGATGGTTCTGTGAATTGCGACTTATCTATTATGCCGTTTACCCAATATGGTATCGTTGAGATTAAAAGCGTAACCGATGCTAAGAACGCAAAGGTTAATGTTCTGAATGGTATTAAAGAGGGTGAGCCAAGCCACCAATGGAAGTTAGGCAGTTGGAATAGGGGTAGAGGTTATCCGAAACTATGTACATTCTATCAAGACCGCTTTGTAGTTGCTGCTACTGATAGTAAGCCTAACTATATTTGGTTTAGCCGTACTGGTGATTATCCTAACTTTGGGGTTGAAAAAGTAGGCGGTACAATCACAGATGATAGCGCAATTACACTACCAGTAATCAACCGCAAGATGTATGAGATTAGACACCTTGTACCAGCTAATGACTTAATCGTTCTAACGAGTGGTAATGAGTGGATAGTTGATGGGAGCAAGACTATTACACCTACTAACTGTTACCTTAAAACACAAACACAACGTGGTGCGTTAAAGTGCGAACCACAGTTTATCGGTAACCGATGTGTATTCGTTCAAGAGCGTGGTGGTACTGTTCGTGATATGGGTTACTCTTACGAGAGCGACAACTACACAGGGCAAGACTTAACGCTATTTGTTAAAACATTAGTTAAAGGTCATGTGGCAGTAACGAGTGCTTATGCACAAGACCCTGACAGTATTATTTACTACGTTCGAGATGATGGACAACTCAACTGTTTAACTTATATTCCTGAACAAAAGGTATATGGTTGGTCGCATTTTGTAACTAATGGCAAATACCGATATGTTGAAAGTGTAGCAGAGGGTGAACAAGACACAATCTATTTTGTAGTAGATCGTGTGATTAATAATAAGAGTGTGAAATGTATTGAACGTAGTATTCCGTTGTACACAGAAGATAACTCCGATGTGTTCCTAGATTGCTATGTTAAAGTCGCTAATTCAATTAAGACTGATTACATCAACGCACCTCATCTAGTAGGGCAAATGGTAGATATAGTAGTTGATGGACAACAGATGCCATCTAGGGTAGTACCACCAACTGGGGTTATTAAATTAGACGGTAAAGCAAATGTAATTACTGTTGGTTTGCCATACACTACTAAAATCAAAATACCTAGCGTAGAGCAACAAATAAACGATGGTACATTGCAATGTAGATTGGTAACTATAACACGAGTTGCGTTGCGTTTATATCGTTCGTATGGCGGCAGCGTTGGCAAAACATTTGATGATGTAGACGATTTAATCTTAAAACCTAAATCGTTATTTACTGGTGATACTGTAATCGTGTTACCTAAGATAGCAACTAGCGTTAATACAAATACAGAAATTTGCATAAAACACTCAAAACCTTTCCCATTTAACCTGTTAGCGGTTACAAGAGAGGTAGAAATTGGCGGTGGTTTCCCAAATGTTCATGGAATGTAATATTTGCCCCTCTAAGCACGTTTCTTTAATTCGTGATTTATATATCAACTTACGTTCGATAGATGCCTTAGAGGTTAAATATATCAATCGAAAAAATTCAAACTATAGCGAAAAAGACTTTGTGAACGATATTCTTGGGGAAGATTATCAAAGTCGAATTGTTATTGATAATGACAAGCCATTATGTGTGTATGGGGTATCGAACACATCATTAAATGGTATGCATTGCATTTACTTTTTGGGGAGTAAAGATTTTGAACGTAGTTTAACACTACAAAAACAATTCTTGAAAGTTAGTAGGAATATCATTGGGGAGTGGCTACAAACTAGGGAAGTACTTTTTAATTACATACACAAAGAAAATTACCGCACCATTCGATGGCTAAAGTCATTAGGTGCGGTTATTCATTACGATATTAACGATGGGGATATGGTTTTATTCACATTGAGAAAGGGGGATGCGAATGTGTAACCCTATTGCATTAACGGCAGCGAGTATGGTTGGTACATTGTTTACACAACACCAACAAGGCAAGGCACAAGCTGCCATGTACAATCAACAAGCAAGGGTAGCAGAGGCGAACGCACGTATTAGTGATCGCAAGCAAGAACAAATAGCAGACCAAGCCTTGCAAGAACGAGATAAAATGTCCGATAAGATGCGACTTATCCAAGGGCAGAATACGGCAGAAACTGGTGCTAGTGGCTTGATGATGGCTGGAACTCCTCTACAACTCATGGCATCTAGCTATGACGAGTACAATAAGGATATTCAGAATTGGGAAACTAACAAGAATAACAGTATCTACAATGAATATCTTAATGGCATGAACTACCGCAACGAGGCAAGCACCGCACGTGCAGCGGCAAGCAATGCTAAGAAACAAACTAGAATGGCAATGCTAGGCACGATATTAAGTGGTGCATCTAGTATCTATGGTTTGAAAGGTCAATATGCAAGTAAGAGCATAGGTAGTGGTAATAATTACTACTCACCAGCTAGTGATGCGCTAGAGGCTGCAGGTATGCCTAAAATGAAATTCGTAACCAAAGGTACTATCAGAAATAATAGGTGGGGTATCTAATGAAGTTAATAGGCTATGATAGTAATCAACGCTTAAACACAATTAATGGCGGTGTACAAGCTAATGTAAATGAAATGGCTTATGGTGGTAACACACAAGGTATGGATAACCTCACAAAAGCCATTGGTGATTTAGGCAACACAATGTTGACTATACAAAAGCAAAAGGAAATGACCGATGTTGTAAATGCAACGAATGAATATAATGCCATGATGAATGATTGGCTATACAACCCTGATAATGGTGCTATGAACCGAAAGGGCGAAAATGCCTTGACTATTCCGCTTGATTATCAAAACCAAGAGAAACGAGCAAGGCAAGTTATAGCCGAGAAATATGGCTTTAAATTCAATGATGCGGTCAATGCTTTTAACAAAGTTGTAGATAATGATATGACTAATACTACAAACACGATCAATAAGTTTGTAAGAGGTCAATTTGAAGATAGTGCTATGAAAGCACTAGATATGAATGTGCAAAACATATCTAATAATGCGGTGGTAAATGCAAGCCCTGATGCGTTTGATGATGCCATGAAACAAGTAAGCGGTAGTGTAGCAGCACAATTATCTAACCTTGGTTATGATGATAACACTATACGTTTACAAGTTAAGAAAGCGCAACAAAACATTGCTACAACAATGATTGAAAAGAAAATGGCTGATGATGATTTAGATGGTGCTAATAAGGTTATCAATCAAGCTGCCATGTCAGGTTTAATCGATGAAGAAAAAATCATGGGTTATCGTCAAAAGGTGCGTAATGCATCAATGGTATTAGCTACATCAGATGATAGCAAGATTGATAGTATCATTGGCGAGTTTGACCCTAATGACCCTGACTTATTAACCAAAGTTACAGATAAATTGTTTAATGGTGGTTTTGGTAAAGTCGCTGGTGCTAGTGGCGGTGGAAATGCAAGCGTTCAAGACCTCATGGCTGCAGTTATGGGGCAAGAAAGTAGTGGTGATGCTGGAGCGGTTAATGGCAGAACTGGTGCGTATGGACTATTCCAAATATTGCCTAGTAACTGGCCTGAATGGAGTGAACAAGCTGGTATAGCTGGTGCGGACATGACAGACCCTGAGGCACAAAAGAAAGTTGCTGCATATAAACTTGGTGAATATGCCAAAGAGTATGGTGTTGAGGGTGCATTTGCTGCTTGGTATGCTGGGCCCGGTAATGGTGCTAGGTGGAGAGATGGTGCGCCTGATGCTATTGATGGTGATGGCAACCATTATTCATGGGATGCACCACAAGGCAATGGTGATGAGCCTAGTGTTCGTCAATATATACAAGAAGTTAAAGCAAAATTATTTGGTGGTGAAAAAGCTAGGGAAGAAACACCAGCAGAGGCACAAAAGCGAAAAGATATGATCCAACGTAACGTGGCAACACGTTTACAGGTCATGGCTAAACGTAAAGCACAAATTCTTGAAAACCAAAAAGTAGAGATTGAACAACGTGTAGCAGCAGCGGTTAAGAATGGTGCAACTGATGTTGAAGTATTGAAGATGCGACAAGACTATGCAGAAACACATCCTGAATATCAAAGGGCAATGCAAGGTCAGTTAAACCAAGCACAGATTTCTGTAAACAAGGCAGCTGCAAAAGCGTTACAAGCTAAATCGGTAAACGTATTAGCGGTTAAAGCTGCAATCGCTAATGGACAATTCAAGTCTATGGGTGATTTAAATAGTTACCTAGGAGAAATGGGTGTGTATTTTACCGCTCCACAATTAGCGGATATTAACCATGAATTTGATGAATATTCAAATGGTACTGGGAAGTATTCCCCTGATATGGCTGGAATGAAAAGTAGCATAGAAAACTTAGCTGGTAGAAAAATAGATGGTGTTGAATGGCAAGGGGTATCAACCGCAGTTTATCCTAAAGTACAAGAGTTTAGAGAGAAAAACGGATATGACCCATCGCCAGCACAAATGGCACAATGGGGTGCTGATGCGGTGGCAGAACAAACAATCGCATCAACTGAAACTGGTAAATATTGGGGTGTAGGTAAGTTAGCAAACACATTTGGTGGTAAAGGCGCTGCAGTATCTTATACGAATGCACAATTAGCATCACAAGGTATGTATGGTTTGTATAACACAACTGGTGCAGATGGACAACCATATTATGTGTACAAAGATGCTAGGGGCGAAGAATACACCATTACACCAGCAGAATTAGCTGAAAGGTTAGGACAATAATGAGTGATTATAAGATTACACCTGAACAAGCAACAAATGGTACGTTTAGTGTTAGATCACACGCAAACGTAAGATTTGAGGGCGGTGTTCAACAACAAGTAACAGACAATTCATATGGTAAAGCTATTAGCAATGCAGCTAGTGGTGTAAGTGATTGGCTAACAAAAGACCCATCAACCGCTACTGTTGATATGAATGCTATGAACGCATTAACACAAACTGATGTTACACCGCAACAAAGCGAAAACTTTGTAAATAAAGCTGGTGAAATCTTACAACCTGTAATGCATCGTGCAGAGCAAATCTATTTGTGGAATAAAGCAGACTGGGCGCAATCAGCATATGATAGTGGTGAGGCACTAGGTATTAGTCCTGACCTTATCATGGCGAGCGGTCAAGATGGTATCAGACGAGCAGAGGCAGCAGCAGCACAAATCAATCGAGGTAAAACTCTTAATGAAGTATACGAGTTGTACCCTGAATTAGTTGGTATCAATTATAAAAACTCCGCAGAGGCTATCACAACTTTACAAAACCTACAATCTGTAAAAGATACATATGGTGTATGGGATAGCATCCAACAAAGCACATGGGCGATTAACGACCAAATCAAACTTGGTAAAGTTGGTATGGAACTATCAACCGCTACCGACCCTAAACGTATTCAAGAACTTAACGATGAAGTAGAGCGGTTACAATCTAACCTATCTAAATATCGTAAAGCGGATGAGTACGATGTGTTAGAAACAGTAGCTGGTGCAACTGCTAGTCAAGCATATATGATGGCTGCACAAGCTATCATGGGTTCTAATCGTGCTGCAGAGGGTATGGCATTAGGGGCAGCGGCTGGTGCTATTGCTACTGCTCCAGCTGGTGGTGCTGGTGCTATTCCAGCTGCATTAGCTGGTTTGAGTACTGGTGTTCAAGTTGGTATGGCTGAACAGATGTATCAAATGTCTTTTGGTAACAAATATCTTGAACTTATTCAAAAACGAGATGCAAACGGCAATCAAGTATATTCTAATGAAGAGGCTAGAAAGTATGCTATGTCATACGCTGCTATTGATGCTGGTATCGAATTTGTAGCAACTAAAGCTATCGGTAAAAGCATAACTAATGTTGCGCCTAAATCAGCATTGGCAAAAGTAATTACAAATGGCACAACAGATGTTGCAGCAACATTTGATAGAGGCATTGGAACAACTGTTGCACAGATGGCTAAAAACTCTATTAAAGCTGGTGTACCTGAACTGTTTGAAGAGGGCTTGCAAGATGTAAATGAAAAGGTACAACACAACCTAACACGTAAAGATAATGACCTAGAGGGGTATTACAGCGTAGGTGATATTGCTATTGGTTCACTAGATGCAATGAAACAAGCGTTGCCAGCAGTAATAGGGTTTGGTGCTATTGGTGGTGCAGTAGGTGGTGTGCGTACTGCAAAGGCTTTTCGTGATTTTCAAAAGCTAACACCTGAACAACAACAAGCAGCAATCATCGCTGAACAAAACCGCAATGGTGCAGTTATTATGGATAATGTTCGTAAGGATAGCACTACCAATAAAATCGCAAAAGAAAACCCTGAACTATACGGAAAAATCGTACAAGCACAGGGCGATAAAGTAGGTGTATCAACTCAATATGTAGATGTAGCGGAATTAGTACAATCTGAAAACGGACAACTTGCTATCCGTGATATGGTAGATAATGGCTTAGTTACACAAGAGGAAGTAAAAGCAGCTATCGAGGCGGATGCACCTGTTGAAATTCCTATTGGTAGTTATGCACAAGTATCTATGAACTTATCCGATGAAACAGTAGATGCATTAAAACAAACCTCTTACTTTACACGTGGCGGTATGTCATTGGCTACACTAGAGCGTGCAAAACAAGAAGTCGATGTAGCTAAATCTGTATTGAAAGATGATACCTCTAAACGTGCGGAACGTATCAAAGATGATATTATCCGTAATGAATTTGAGGGTGCATCTGATATAGATCGTGAAGTACTTAATGAGGTACTATCTGACCCTACGAACATTAAACGTAATTTCAATAACTTATTGCATACATTAAAAGAACAATACAGAGAAACCTATGCTAGTGATTTTGACAATGCAGATAAATCTATCAATGATGCGGTAAGTACTGGTATTGAACCACAATGGTTAGTTGATTATAAAGCTAACAACGGCGGTAAAGCACCACGTACCAATGCAGAACGTAGACGAGCAGCATATGAGTATAGCCGAGCGACTACAACGGCAAGCCTTGATGGTAATGCTGATGCATTAGCACAATCTGATGCACATTATGCAGATATGGAACATATGCTAATGCAGATTGAAAGCCTAGAGGCTATGAAAGATAAAGTCTTTGAATTGGCGAATAATGACATAGCATTACGGATGCAATTATCTAAAAGTGGATATGATGTATACAATGAAGTAGTTAAGGCTATTAGCGAAAGCACGAATAGAAAACAACGTGAAACTGCAAAAGCAAATGCATTATTGATGGCACAACACGCTGATATAATGGCACAATACATGCGACAAATGGGCCGTGATGGTTATACTGCTATGGATTATTTCCGTGATAGCGTGCGTATCAACATGAATGCTAAATTAGGAGAAAAAGTCGGATATGCACAACCACTAAATATTGATGTTGACTTAAATCACAGATTACAAGTTGTTGATTTAACAAATCTCCAAACCAATCTGAAAACAGAAAAAGACATAATAGATTTATTTAAAAATACACCACCACAAGCGGTTATGATTGAGGATGGTAATGTTATTGTTTTACCGCCTGATGATATTAATGGTATTAAACATATTCCATATGGTACACAAAAAGGTAAAAAAATAGCAAATAAAAAAAGAAGAATTGTAGAAGATATTGCGAATATATTGCAACATAGTGTATTGATTGATAGCTCACCTAATAATAAAATTGGTAAATCAAAATCTGGCATGAGCGCTAATCAACGTAAATCGCAAAATAGAAAAAATACTATTGTTAATTACCACAATTTACTATCGGCAATTCGTATTAATGGAAATTATTATGCAGTTAGATTTGTAGCAGAAGAAAAACAAGGACATTTAACAGTAGACCCAAGAACAGTTTATTTATACGATATAATTATGCAAAAAAGCAGTACTACTAGTCGTCCGACTCAGAGTGGCAATAGCCAAGCGGTCGGTCAAATGACCAGTAGTACTGCTTTTGATACTATAAGTATAAAAGACATATTGAATGGAGTCAAGGACGGAAAAGGTGTTTTATATGTAGATAATAATGGAAATGGCAATTATTACACACAAACATATAATCAAACTGCATGGCATGGTTCGCCACATGACTTTGATGAGTTTGACTTAGGTGCTATTGGTGGCGGTGAGGGCGCACAATTTTATGGTTGGGGTTTGTATTTTGCTAAAAATAAAGAAATGGCAAAAAACTACAAAGAGGTTTTATCTAATGTCCATGAATCGGATAAATCATCTTTATTTAAGGTTGATATTCCTGAAAGCAATAAAATGTTAGACTGGAATCAAACCCTTAACATTCAGCCAAAAGAAATTCAAGAACAAATTATTGATGCTATAAACAGTTTAGATACATTACAGAAAGATGCATTTATAAATGCTTATCGTTCTGATCATTCTTATAATGGTAATAGACACGTTAAAGAAGTTAATGATATTTACCAAGGGTTAGAGACTGATTTAAATTACGTTGGCAAGTATGAAGAAAAAGAAACATTAAATAAAATTGTACAGAGAAATGCTGATAGACTAGCTAAAAAGTATGGTTTTGATGATTGGGGTAGTGCTGATAAAAATAAGTTAAAAGCTATCATTGGTGATAATTTAGAAAAAGCACGAATTGAGTTAGATGCATTAACACAAGAAGATAACCAAAAAGTTATAAGCTATAAAGATAACATAAATAATCTTTTTAGTGAGGGTAATTCGTTTGGCTTAAATATCTATAAATCACTATCAACTGCATTGGGTGGTGATAAACTAGCATCTGAATATTTGAATGAACATGGTATAAAAGGTATCACATATGAGGGCATAGAAGATGGTCGATGCTATGTAGTGTTCGATGACAAGGCAATTAAAGTCATTGAAAAGTACAACCAATCTATAAACGGCATGACCGAAATCATGAAAGATGGTAAACGCATTATCAGCATTTTCAAAACTGCAGATAGAAGTACATTCTTGCATGAGATGGGTCATGTATTCTTTGATGATATACAAAAATTAGCATCTATGGAAAACGCACCTGAGCAACTTGTAACAGATTGGAACAAGTTGAAAGAGTGGAGCGGTTGGGTTGATGGTGAAAACGTAGATAATACGAAAGCACACGAAAAATTTGCACGAGGTTGGGAAAGCTACTTGCGAAGTGGTGAAGCACCAACAAGTACATTGCAAAGAGTATTCCGTCAATTCTCCAAATGGCTAACATACATTTATCGAAGCGTTCAACGATTAGGTGGTGAAGTACCAACTGATATTAAAGATGTTATGGCACGTATGATCGCAACCCAAGAGGATATTGAGGCATACGCAGAGCAACAACAACTTGAACAGTTTGAGAAAACCGAACTCTATAAGCAACTATCCGAGCAAGACCAAGCACGTATGCAGTCCTACATTGCAGATGTTAAGGAGAAAGCAAAAGAACGTGTGATGCGAAAACTCATGAAAGAACTTGATAATAGACCTATCAAGGAATGGGAAGAAGAAAAGGATGCTATCCAAGTCGAAATCGAAAAACGATTGATTGAGCAATATCCTATCTACAAAGAGCATCAACGATATAACGTGTTTGGTGAGGGTGCGTTGAAAGATACACAATACAATTCTGTTGAAGAGTTAGAGAAAGCGGAAGTAGAACAAGCTGGTGCTACATTTAACGATGCTATCAATCAAGAAATGGACAATGCGAAAGCAGAGTTTATGAAAGATAACAATGCAGACAAAACCAACGAGCAAATAGCAGAAGAAATCTTGCTTAGTACACAAGGTCAAATGAAACTCACCGAAGAGGAAAGTAAGATTATTCAAAAGTCTACTAATCGTGAATTGGCAAAGAACTGGGAATTGTTAGAGCGTATTCGTAAACTAGACCCTAACGCAGAAAACATCGATACAGAATTAGACGAAATCGAAAAAGAGGTTAAACCTACTAAGTACGATGAATTGAAATCTGATAAGAAAAAAGTAGATGCTGCTTTGACTGATACTACTAAGCAATTAGAAAAAGCAGAAGAACGTATCAAACGCTTGCAGTATATGCTGAATAATCGCATCAATAATGTTCGTTCTATTCGTGGTGCTGGACTTGGTACAATATCAGACTACATGAACCGAGCAAGAAAAGAATTAGGTGAACTGCCTATTTCTAACGCTATTCAGTTTAAAACGTATCAGAATAAAGCGGTTACTGCTGGTAAGAAAGCAGATAGAGCATTGGCAATCGGTGATGTAGATAAGGCACTTGGCTTTAAGCGTGAACAAATGCTACAACAAGCAAGGGCAAGAGTAGCGTTTGAAAACTTTGAAAAGTCCAAGAAGTTGCGATTGAAATTGAAACAACAATTACAACGCATGACTAGACCTAAAAACCCTATTGCTATTGAACCTAATATGCGTTATTTCTACGCACATATGGCATACCAAATGGGTTTAACTAAGTATGATGGCTTACCACCTACTGATGGTTTTGATATGAATACAGTATTATCCGCACTTGATGTGGATGCACTCATTCTTAATCAACAATCTATGGTTCAATTAGAACCTTGGATAGCTGAAATGTTCTACGCTAAAACACCTAAATCATTTAAATCAATCACAATGAATGAATTAGAAACCTTAGAGGAACTCATGACAGGGATGTACAAAAACGGCAGAAATGAGTATGAGGGTACAACAATTCTAAACGATGATGGTAAAAGCGTATCGTTTGAAAATGCGGTACAAGAAATCATCGGTGAGGCTACAGAAACATTTGGTGGTGCAACTGGTGATGTGTTTAACATTCTTAATAACCAATCTAAAACTGATGCGGTAAGCGGTAAATTATATGGTTTCCATTTAGCATTGATGAAAGTTGAAACATTCTTACGTAGACTTGGTGGCGGTAAAAATGGGTTCGCAGTTAAATACATCTATGACCCAATTAGTAGAGCAACGCAAGCGTTCAACGAACGTAAAGAAGTGTCTATGCGTAGATTGGCAAAAGATGTAGGAATATATTCCAAGCGTGAATTATTCAATATGCGCAATGAACACTTGTACACAGTTGGTAACTTGTATGGCTTAACTAAAGAGCAATTAATCATGATTGCCCTTAACTGGGGTACTGAAAGTAACCGACAACGTGTAATGGAAACTACAAAGGCAAATGAAGTCGAAATTGAACGTGCGTTCCAAGAACACATGACAGATAAAGACTGGGAGTTTGTTATTCGTACATGGGATCATATCAATTCATTCTTTGATGAACGTAGTAAGGTTCAAGAGGAACTTTATGGTAACCCATTAAAGAAAGTAGAGGGTTTATCATTCTCCATTGGTGGTCGAAACATCGAGGGGCAATATTTCCCAATCGTGTATAACCCTAAAGTAAATGCATCTGTAAGCGATAATCAAGTTGAAGATATTGCAAAAACTATGGTTAGTAGTAATGCGGTTTGGGGTACTGGTATGAGTGCTACTAAAAGCCGTTTGGATGTAGTTAAGGATAAATCATTGTTGCTTGATTTTGATGTAATTCCTAATGCTATCACAGAGGCTATTAACCATGTAACAATGCGTAAGGCGGTTACTGATGTTAATAAGTTAATCAGTAATAGAGAATTGCAAAACTATATCGTTGATAAGTTTGGCGCTGATACCTACCAATTCTTACGCACTTGGGTTCGTGATAACTGGCAAGATGAGGCAGCTAAAACAAACGATATAGACCGCTTAATTCTTACATTGAAAAAGAATACATCAACCGCAGTCATGGCTGGCAGAGTATCTGTAGCATTACAAAATGCGTTGAATATTCCTGTTGCGTTCTATCGTATCGGTGTAGGAAATACAATTAGAGCCATCAATCATGCTGGTATTGGTTTCTATGGACACGGCACAACTACTTATAACAACACTAGAGATTTTGTATTGGGTCAATCAATCTTCATGCGTGAACGTATACAAACATTAGATAAAGACTTAAAACAAGGTTTATCTATTGCAGGTAAAGGCTTGCGCTTGGGTGATACAAATGTTGGTGGTTATAAGGTAGAACAATTAGCTGACATTCGAGATGATATAAATCAAATGGGGTTCAGATTACTTACAGAAACAGACTTTGCATTATCTATTCCTGTATGGAAGTTTGCGTATGATCAAAAGCAAGCGGAACTCTTTGGTAAAGAGGGTGTAAGTGCTGAATGGGTAGAGCAACAATCTATTGAAGCTGGGGATAGAGCGGTGCGTGATATATTTGGTAGTGGTGATACGAAAGATGCTGCTGCTATTCAGCGTTCACGTTCCACATTCACTCAATTATTCGTTCCGTTCTATTCTTACGCTAATACACTTTATAACATCATCACAGAGGGCAACTATGCACGTAAGGATAATGGTGATTATGCAAGGTTCGTTAAAATGCTATGGTGGACATTGATTTCACAGGCTATCGGTATGATGGCTTACAAAGCCTTAACGAATGGCGATGATGATAAGCCTGAAGATTTGGCTAAGTCATTTATCGAAGAGTTGGTCGCACAAGGTACTATGGGTGTACCAATCATCCGTGATATGTCAAATATGGCTATGAAATACATTCTAGGTGAAAAGGTATTCAATAAAGGTAATAGCGTTATGGCATTAAGCATCGTTGAGAAATTCTACGATTTAGGCAACGCAATTATGAGCAAAAACAAAGATGGTATAGATGTAGGCAGAAGTTTCAGTCAGTTAGCAAACAGAGCAACTGGGTTTAGTGATACTGTAACTGATGGCTTGTGGACATTAGCTAAATTTGGTTTCACAGATACCGATGCATCCTTAGAGGATGTAATCATGGCGGTAGCGTTTGACAGACGATTAAAAACTAAAAAAGAGAAAAAGAAACAACATTGATAAATAAGGACTATCCATAATGGGTAGTCCTATTTATATACAACTGAAAGGGGATGTTAAATTGACACCAGAAGTACTTAAACCATCTGTAGTGTATCAATGTGATGGGGTAAATAAGAAGTTTATTTTCCCATATGACTTCGTGCAAATTGAGGATATTAAACTGACTATCGTTGATGCGGATGGCACAGAGGCAGTCCAAATTGGCAATATTGATTATGACGAAAGCACCAAATCGGTAATTTACCCAGCGAATGGCGATGCACTAGCGGTAGGGCAAAAGGTTATCTTAGAGCGTAAGACACCTATTTCACAAGATATGGACTTGCCTGATGAATACCCATTCGAGAATATCGAACACGCAACGGATAAAATTGTACTTATCTTACAAGAAATGAAAGCTGATTTAGATAGATCACTTAAAATTCGAGTGGATAGCGACAAAAACGCAAATGAAGTTGCAAAAGATATTGTAGAGCGTTCCGTTAAGGCTGCTAATGATGCAATTAATGCTATGAGCGTTATTTCTGAAAAGTCCGATAAGATTAATGCTAATGCAGATATAATCAACCGATTGGGAGAAGAAATCAAAACGATAGCATCGACTGTTGATGATAAATTGGCAACCGCTAATACTGCACTTGATACATCCTCAACTAATGTTGCTACGGCAGAGCGATTAGTAAGAGATGCAAAGGCTTACGCTGGTCAAACAACTGTTGATAAACGAGATATTAATAATCTTGTAGACCAAGCTAAGACCTTGAAAAATGATATTGATAACAAACAAACATCTATTGCAAGTAACGCTATCAAGGCAACAGATGCTGCTAAACGTGCAGAAGTCGCAGCAAGTAAAGCTGAACAAATCGCCTTGCCTAATGGCGGTGGCTTAGTTACAAAAACCGAGGCTGATGCAAAATACCAAACTAAAGATAGTTTGTATGGCATCGTATCTGTAAAAGACTTTGGGGCAGTTGGTGATGGTGTGGCAGATGATACTGCAGCATTCAAACGTGCTAATGACAATCTTAAAAATAAGATATTGTTAGTACCGAATGGCATCTACAAAATTAATGAACATCTAACTTTCAATACTGTTGATAGCGTAATGGATATGGGTACGTACAACAACGTGAAACCATTCTATCCTACTGAAACACCAATGTTAAAAGGTGCATCTAATATTGCATTTGTTAAGAACATTCAATATGGCGAAGAGGTCAACCAATGCCAAGGCTTTACCTACAACGATAAAAAGAATGTATTTGTGTTAGCTTGTATTAGTGGTGATGGTAACAACCAAATATTCTATGAACTCAATTCATCCACATTTGAGATTGTAGGTACGTATAAATTTAATGACCCTGATAAGATGGGGCATTGTAACACTATGTGCTACAACAAATACACTAACAAGATTTATCTTGCAAATGGTTTGAAGAATGGTAATAACCTTACAGTACTTGATGCTGACACCATGCAATATGAACGCACTATCACATTGAATGAACGTGTATTCAATATTGGCTATGACCCAATCACAAGAACTTATGTAAGTATCGTACCTATCAGCGGTCAACAACGCTTGCGTGAAATCAATTTATACAATGATGATTTTAAGAAATTAAAAACTTATCAAGTCGATTATGAATACGATGATTTCAATAACAATGGTGCATTTATGTTAAATGGCTGCATCATGAGTGCAACGCTTGGTAGCTTGGTGGAATGTACACCATTTGGCACAGTAAAACAAATCATCGAGATTAATAGAACTACTGAAATTGAAGATATAGCGTACTATAACGGCAAATTCTACTTTGCGGTATTAACAGAGAAACTTAACAAGCGACACCAAGTAGATATTTATGTTGGTGATCCAAACAAAGATTATCAAAACTCAATCAATACTGCACGATTGGCAACGCTTGATTACCTAAAACTAACTGGTGGTACATTAAGTGGCGCACTTAAAATGGCTAACAATACTTTGATTGAGGGTTATAAGCCTGATGGTCATGGTGTTGGTATGGCTAAAGTATCTACTAGCGGTAACGTAGAACTTGGTGATGAGTCTGTTAATACATTCGTTAAAGGTAAAGAATTAAAACACTTTGACGGTACTGATAGCTATACAGTAATTACTACAAAACATTATGGTACGGCTATCTATAAGAAAAAAGATATAGATGATAACTTTGTAAAAAAATCAGAAGTAGACCAGTTGGGTTTTCCGTATTCTAAGGTTGATGATGCTAAGGACTGGAACACATTCACAGAACAAGGTGCTATTGAGATTAACTTTGATGGTGGCGCTAATAACCCTCCACGTTCGCATAAACAAGGTATGCTAATCGTAATGAACTTTGGCAAAGGCAAGATGATTGACCAAACATTCCATGCGTTCAACGGTGAAACATACCACAGAATGTTCATGGCTAATCAATGGAAATCTTGGGGCAGAGTACAAACATCTTTGAACAGTCGATTGAAGTTGTGGAGTGCTAATGGTGGAAACGAGGTGTATGTTGAATAATGCCTGTTTTAAAAGCTAATAATACAACCTTTGGACTGACTGATAATTTGCGTGATGTAGGCGATAAACGATTAACATTTGAGATTGATGGTAAAAAATACTATGCACGATTGGGTGATACAAAAACCTCGCTCGTAGTCCAACGTATATCTAATGGCAATAAAAGTTATGTACAAACTAACCCTATATTATTTAGTACTTGGAATTGGCAAAAGTATCCTACAGATATTAGGGGTACTGAAAAAATGTTTGTGTACTTACCAAAAGGAAGATACAGGGCAATAGTTGAAGGGCAAAATAACAAAACCAACGAATTTACAATCACCACATCAACAGATATTGAAGTGAATGTTAGCCTTTGGGTGAACACAGAGAGTGCGCAAAAAGCCACATTCAGTATCAATGGGTGGCGAGATTGGGTGTATCTAACTAGACATCAACTAAAGATTAGAATTGAACGAATTGGAGAGTAATTATGATTGAAGTATTTTTGCCACCACCATTTGTGGTTGAGGTTTTTAATGCAAATGAGGCCGTGAGAATATCACTGGCCATATTCACAAGTGTTGTATTAGTTTTCATTGATACTATGTTGCGTGTATTAGTTGAGGCACGAAATTTTAATTTGGCCACGAATAGAGAAGTAACGATTAAGAATACATTTCTAGCTATTATTTGGCGAGGATGGTCAAAAGTTGATGTTAATGGTAAGCAACGTAGATTTTTAGTGAGTGGAAAATTACGAGAGGATATGACAAAAAAATTAGTTAAATCTTATCCGTGGTTATTCCTCTTATCGTTCATTCTCTTAACATTGCCTGATGTAGAAGTTCCGATGCTAGGTAGAGTGGATATATTCTTATGCACCTTGATGTATTTGATACCTATATTTATTGAAATAGCAAGTTGTGTAGAAAATATGATAGAACTTGAATTTGTTGAAACTAGGTGGTTCAAAAGGGCGATAAAGTTAGTTAAACAAATAATAGATTTCATTAAGAGCGTAAAGGATGCGATTAAATGAAGATTAATTATGAGGACACCATAACCTTAGTGGCACTAGCAGCTGCACTAATCATGACTATTTATCTTGAACAGAAAGACTTGGCAAGTGTAATAGTCGGTGTATTAGGCGGCTATATCGGCGCTACTGGTGGTGTTAAACGTTCCCAATATATGAATGGGGGCAGCAATGACAAAGAAAAGGAGTAATTACAATGGCTGAATTAGGACAGTTAAGTGCTGAATATGAAAGTAATGGTGATCCAGCGTGTGTATCTAGTGGCATCAATGATGCTGGCGGTATCTCTTATGGTACATATCAACTAGCAAGTAATTGTGGTAGTGTTGATGCATTTCTTGGTTGGGGGTTAAAACAAGGTGGCTTTTATACCGACTACGCAAGAGCCTTGATTGATAGTGGAGAAATCAATTCTGATGGCTTTATTGCTAAGTGGCAAGAGTTAGGTACAGTTGATGCGGTAGGCTTTGAAAAGATGCAACACGATTATATTAAGTCCGCATACTACGATGTAGCGTGTGAGTATCTAAGACAAAATCTTTTTAATGTAGAAAAACATTCTGATGCATTAAAGGATGTTATATGGAGCAGAGCGGTACAGTATGGTACTGGTGAAATCGTTAATATGTTCAATGATGCATTAAAGCTAATGGAAAAGGCATTGAATATTGAGTTGCCTAACTTATCCTATATTGATGATAAGAGATTTGATTATGACCTTATCGCTGGCATATACGATACGTGCATGAGCCTTGAATGGAATAGTAGTGCATTAAGAGATAGCCTTAATAATCGATTTGCCGATGAGAAATTCAAAGCGTTAAAAATGCTAATGGAAGAGGTAGAGGGGGCATAGGTGAATGTTTTATCTACGTAAGGTACTAACTTATATCAAAGCACACAAACGCACCGCACAGGTGCTAATTCCGATGCTAGTATTTATGTTAGTGTGTGTTGGGTGCTATCATCTGTATAAACAGAAACAGATTGAAAAGCCTGTTGTAATTACACAACAACAAGCTAAATCACCTGTAGAGTTATCAAAAGCAATTCACGTTACAGAACAACAAGCACAAGAAGTTATTTCCATTAAGGAAAGAACTCAACCGATAGCGACTTATTACACACAAGCACCTACAGTTGAAGTTGCTGCAGAAAAGGTGAAACAGGATATTGCACATAGCAACCCTAACTTACCTAAAGTGGCCACAGAAAAATCTGATAGAACCGCAGTAGTGGCCAACACAGACGAGCAAAAAGTCGATGTGTATAAGATTAACCTAAACAAAGAACACAAAATAAAAGCTGGTGTTACTGTGATTGATAAAAAGATGTATGAAACGATTGGCTATCAAGCTGGTAGAGTTGAAATGCTAGGACATTTCGAGGGAACACAATTCAAAGGTGGTAGTGTACTTTATACAGTAAAGGCATGGTGATCTAATCTATCTCCGAGTTGCACGGCTTGCAACAATCAACTGTTAGTTGACTGTTAGGATATATTGATTAAAAGGAAAACATAATGGCACAAGTATTTACATTCGAGGGAAAAACACATCAATTCACAGAAGATATTCAACCTAACCAAGAGGGGTTATATATGGCAACATTGGTAGACCAAAACAACGTGCGTTGTGAAATGTGGTTTGTTAATGGCAAGTTGCACCGCTTAGTAGAATTAGATAAATAAAACAAATTGAGGGTAGCGTGATTGCTACCCTCTTTTTTTATTGCGTCAAAAATTCGTCAAAAAATGATTTTTAAATATTATGTTTTGTGTAGTTGGTTTTCATAAACCATGATATAAAACTTTGATTATTACAACGTATTTTGAAATTTGAAATAAACTACAACGAAATAACCTTTTATGATTGACAAGAATGTAGATACACCGCCAACTGTGGAAAATTTATATAAAGAAGGCTATCTTACAGAACATGTTAAAACTGCA